TTTTTGCATTTGGGAAGATCCAGTCCAAACTGAAGTTGTTGTCAGTCCTTGGAAATCAAAAGCAACGTCAGAAGTATCAACCACATTAAATGTAGCCTTAAAATCTGCTCCTGTATACAATGCTAAATTAGCAGCATATGGAACTCCTGCATTTGGATCAAATGTCAGATTTTTACTTGCCATTGACTAACTCCCTTAGTAGTGATTTAATTTCACCAATTTCACCTTTTAAACTAGCAAGATCTTCTTCCATAGTATCCACTCTTTCATTTTTTGATTTTTTTGCATTTCTAGATGCAACATAATGATGATATTCTACAGAATTTACATTTACTATAGCACTTGTTTGACGATCTCTTGCAAGATCTTCATGCCCTTCTATGTTATACTTTTCCATATTAAGCAAGTGCCATAACTCTTAGATCCTTTATTCTAGGGACATAAACCTGATCATTACTTGTCAATAATATCTTAGTTCTATAATATCTAAATGCAGGTAAACTATCAGCAGTAAATGTATAATCACTAAAGATTGCACTACCTACAAATGTATAATCATTAACTTTAGGGACAAATTTATCTGATTGTCCATCACTATCTTCAGGATTAATAATTTCACCCCTACTATTTAAATTATTAAATCCAGGGAAAGGTGTCCAAATTGGTTCAAATCCTTGCTTATCACTAATGGCATAAAATGCTCTAACGTTAGCATCAACATGAATATGTCCAGCCAATAATATCTTTATAGAAGTAGCTGGATTTTCTAACCTTATCTCCTTACTAATATATTGACATGCAGTAGGATCATTAAAAACACTCTTCACTCTATCATCTGTAGCATAATTGCTAATTGCATCATTAACCCTATTTGAAGTAGTAATAACACTAACTCTTTGGGAATCTATCACTGGACTTAATCTAGTATCAACTGTACCAAGACTTAATCTCATTTGTAAAGATTTATTTCCAACCATATTATCTAATTTTTCATCCTCATTAACCTTAGAATAAATTGCTCTAGGACTACTCATATAATTAGTTTCACCTATAGTTACAGATTCAAATCCTTGATCAATATAAGGTATGTGAGTATTTTCAATTCCTGATGCAGAAGTGGTTCGTAGTTCAGCACCAATTGTAGTTCCTGTAACTGTCATATTATGAGCAACTGGAACAATAACCTCAAAAGGCATATTTTGAGTGGCTTTTATATTATAACCACCTCCTGATTTAGTATTATTGGAATATAATTTGGGGAATCCAACATCAGTGCTTCTATCAGTAGTATCATTATGTGCTAATCCATCAATATTATTTTCACCAGTCATATCAAGTTTAACATTATAATAATCAAACCCAATATTATCAGCACTTGAAGAAGAATCAAATGATGTTGAAGTAGATAAACCATGTGTTCGATTTATTCTTACTAAAGAAACACCATTAAATTCATATTTGGAAACAGGTGCTCCAACTGAATAATCAACCTGATTAAGTCCTCTAGAATCTATTGTAAGAACATTACCAGTAACAGCAGTATAGCTAATAATTTCATTTCCAATTTTAACTAATCCTTTATTAGTTGTTCCAACTCCAACATTTTCAAAAGTAGTAAAGGAACTTGCATCATCTACAGTAAAGTTATTTGTATTACCAGTATCTAAGGCAAGACTTAATTTAGTTGGTTTAACATCAGATTCAACCCCTGAAATTATAACTCTATTATCAGTAGAATACATACCATGATTCTTATGATTTACCTTAATATGCAAACCATCCTGTTCAACATCAATTGAATTTATGGTAACATTACCACCATGACTAAAGTTTAATTCTGTTGTTATACCAGCACTATTGGTATACCTCATTGTCTTACCAGCACCAGTAGCAAAATTACCTTGAACATTATCTAAAATAATTTCATTTGTCATTCCAATACCAGTAACAGTAAATCTAGCATCTCTACCAACAGTTCCACTACCACCAGTAGACAAACCAATAGTAGTAATTCCTAAAACATCACCTACTTGATATCCAGATCCACCAGACGTAATAGTAGCAGCAGCTGCCACTCCATTTTCAACATAAACATTAGCAACTGCTCCTCTTCCATTTCCAGTAACAGTAACTAAATTTACACTACTAAATGATAGATTTCCATCTAATGGAGTATATCCAATACCAACATTACTTATACTTAATGTTCCTGTTGCAGACCCACCAGCACCTACAAGATTACCTGTAGCATTTGTTCCATCCTGTGAGAAAGTATTACCATCTGCATAAGAATCAGCAACTGTTGTCGCTAAACCAACTCTAACCTTCCTAGAACTTACGGAAAGGGAATTGGGCATAAGTGTTGGGATTTGAGCATTACCCAAACTTAATTGTGGATTATAAAAATCAACACTTCCAGCAGTTTCAAACTCAGCTCTATATAAAGTAAATTTAAGATCTTCCCACTGACTTGGTTCCCATGTAGAGGCATTTTGCGACTTAAATAGAGATCCCAAATATGGTTGGTTAGATATAAATGTATCAGTTAAAAGATCAGTTTCACCAATTCTAGAAATATAAACACTATATTTTGTTGAGTTAGATGCTAAACAAATAGCATACTCAGTATTTCCACCTTCCAAGTATACTGGAGCTCTAAAATTAATAGTTGTTGCTATTGAACCATCAGCAGAAGTTAAAACATCATCAGGTGCTAGTACAATTTCTGAGAATGGAAGAATATGTTGTGTTGGAAATCCATTAGACATAGATCTTATCTGGAAGACACAAGGAACATCCATATCATCTTTTGTTCTAAAGAACACATCACATTTTGTTATAAAAAGACCATTATCATCTTCAACCAAGAATGATTGAGCTAGAGGGTCATACCATCCATTAATTCTTCTATTACCCTCAGTTGTAGTAGTTTCTTGACCAACAAGTGTAGTTCCAAGACTTTCTTCAACATTTCTCTCTTGAAACTCTTGTCTCTGTTCAATTCTAGCATTTCTGATAGAAAGAATATTTTCCTGAACAGTTTCTAATGTTCCAGAAGCAGTATATGTTTCGTCAGTAAGAGTAGTTGCTTTATTTGCATCATTATCAGGTTCACTTGTTAATGTGAAAACTTTAGTTCCTGTTTCAAATCTTGGGAAATTAATATTATTAGGATCTGGAATATGGAATGATCCTGCACAAAATGCAGAAACATCTGAAAGTAATTTTACACCAGTAACAGTTGCAACTGCTCCACTAGTCATACCTTTAATCTTCATACCCTCTTCAATTCTTCCATAATATGCACCTTGTGCTTGATCAGATAAAGAATATGTATCTATATTCAATATATCTGAAGTTGATGAATAATTAGCTGATAATGCTTGATTTGTATAAGGATTATCACGGAAAGTTTTTGTGGGAACATTATATGGACCCTCTTTATGATTTGATTGAGCAACCCTTGCACGGAATTTTTCATTTTTTATATCAACATGCCACATTGATCCAAAAATAGTCTCACCGACTTGGAATCTTCCAGAAGTCATTGATATTTCAATTAATTTAGGAACACAATACTTAGTTACATTTTCACCATCAAAGAAAGCATATAATTGTGTTAAAGGTTTAACTTTTTTAGCTACAAATTCAACATTTCGAGATCTCATAAATGGAGTAATCTCTCTGCTAACAACTCTATCACCAACAGATTGTTCATCAAATGTTTCAGTCACAATAGTTCTAAGACCAGTTCTACTTTGTGTTCCAGTTTGAATGGTTTCTCTAAACCAATTTCTGGTTGTAGTATTTACGGTGGCCGTAACCCATCGAGCAGGGTTAGTATCTGGTTCACCATTAACCCAACCACCTTCTGACCATGTTACTGTTTCATTCTCGGTGACTGTTGCTGCACCTTCAAAATCGTGAGTTGTAGTTCCTGTCCAATTAGTTTCCCATGCATTCCAAATAACAGGTCCCATACCAGTCTGAGGATCAACACCATCATTTCTAACCATATTATCCAAGGTGGCAGCATAATTACCTTCAGTTTGAATAATTTTAGCTTGTAATCTTGCAGTATCTACCCATGTATCAGATGCAGGAGTTAATTCCATAGTTCCTTGCCAGAAACTAATCAAGAAAGGAGTAACACTTTCAGATCTTGTTGCAAAATTTTGTTTTAACCATTCAACTTCAGAATAATCTAATGTTATTGCATCAGAATTTTTTCTTACATTAACACCTTCAAGAGTAGCAAATGCTTGATCATCATCAGGATCAACACCTACAACAGGACCAGGCATACAATCAACTGAATTTGTATAGTGTCTAGGACGTAATTCTTTTCGTTTTCTGTCTATACTATTATTAATTTTAAGACCAGGTTCTTGAGTATCAAACCCAGTAAAATTATCAACAAAAAATCCAGATTTAAATCTATTCAATCCATCTTGATCAGGTACAAAGAAGTTTGCAGTATTTGTTTCAAGTAAAGAAAGATTAGTATAATATTCAAGATTTTTAATTCTTTGATCAAGTTTCTTAATATCTCCCATCGTATATCTACGATGATTTAAGAATTGTAATGCAGCCTCTGAGGTTGCATATAAAAATGCTGGAAGACCTACTGTTGCTACTTCTATCGCATCATCTACAGGAACTGGTTTCTTAGGATTCTCAGCAGGAGCTCCAAATTTTACTTGGAATTCTCCGTTTTTATTTAAAAATATTCTATCAATTCTAGGAAGATAGAATGAAAAATCTATTAAGATAGTTTCATCTGATGCCAAAATATTAGGTGAAGAATCTCCAGATCCAGTAAATGATCTACCAAGGAATTCTAATGGAGATCTATCTCCTTCTGCCACTGATGAAATTGGAACAACTCTTGGTCTAATATCAATAATATCACTGCAACTAGAATCATTAATTCTTGGAATATCAAATCCATACTTAAATTGATCATATGAATTTATAGTTGTAATATCTCCAGTATCATTATCATCATAAGACCCACTTTGATAATAAACTCTTATTTTCTTTTCTGGAAAATCAACATCTGGTTTTTTTCTAATTGTTCCATAATTATAAAATGTAACTTTTCCACCATCAGCAAATGTATAATTAGGTGATATATCAAAACTGGGAGAATTTAAAGTAGAAATAATTGCAGAAGCACCAGACTCTTTAAATACTACAGTTTCACCTTCTTTGAATTCAACTTGATTATCGTAAACAAAAGCAATTTGAGAATCACTTAATTTTTCGGCAACGACACCAACAGCATCAGTATCCTGACCTACCATATGCTCACCGAGTATTAATTCATTAGTTGTAGTTGATTGAGTAACAATAGAAGAAAGATTTGCTTTAGGAGCAGATGGATTATTTGTATCTGCAGATTCAAAAATACCATAAACCCAAACCACATCAGGAACATTTAATGATATTTCTTCGTCCTGTACTCTTGTTCCATATGGATAATTTCCATATGTTAACCCATCATTTAAAGTTGTTGCTCCAATTCCAGAACCTGAATTTTTTGAATAATTGATAACAATAGATTTAATTTTATTGTTTATCTTTGTTTTTGCTTGTGGTTTTGATTTTTTAATTGTAGCAATAAGGGTAGCACCATTATTTGATTGTGATGGAGTGTTTAATCCACGAATTTGGCAAGTGCTTCCTGTCCCAAAATCAAATTGGTCAGCTGTTAAATCATAAGTTGTTCCATCTGCCCCAATCAATGAATATCTTTTAGGTTGGAATGCTTGGAAAGACTCATTAGATCCTACAGAAGGTAATGGAGTATTTAATTGACCATTACTAATACTAACATCAAAAGTTTTTCTTATAATAATACTTGCTGAAGTTAAATCAACATCAGAAACATTTTTCTTTGGAAGACGTGTATATAAAGTATTATCAGATGAAGGATCTAATAAACTTGTCATTACTCTTAAATCACTTACATCCTTAACAGATGTTTTTGGAAGTGTACCATCAACTATTCCAGTAACAGTAGTAACTCCAGTAACATAAACATGAGAAGATCCAACACTTACCACTCTGGCCGTAATTGGATCTTCAGAAACATTAAGATCACTATATTGAACTAAATTACCGACAGTGGTAATACCTGGAAAATTAGGATTAGAACTCTTAATAATTGATTGATTATTTGAATGAGTAACCATACCAACTGTTGCTACTCCAACAAATTGTTGAACTGATGGAACCACATTAGCATTAAAAGTATTAATACCAACTAAATTATCATCAGTTCCGTAAATAGACTTTACGTCAGATATATTATGTTCTGTTATACCTAAAGCAACTCTTCCATTATTAATTCCATTAATTATAAGTTGCTCATTTTTAATAAATTGACCACTTGTTTCATATACAGTTATTCCCAATCCAGAACTAACAGATCCTTGTAAAAATGCCTTTGCACCACTTCGTTTTCCTTCGATAATAGCAGGAACTGATACAGTAATTGGATTATTTAATTTTATTTCAGTAAATGTTTGTACATCATATAAAGCAAGTTCCCATTCATCTAGATTTGAATTAGTTGAACTATAACTTTGAGATTCTAATCTAAAATCATAAACTCTAGCATATCCTATTTCATTTCCAGCAGCATTTTCTTGATTAGATCCTTGTCTTTGATCCCTTAAACTTAGTATATATGTACTACCAATACCTACGGTGGGAGTTCTATAAACACTATTTAATTTAAAAGTAGGACCAGTATTATAAATTATTGCCTGATTTTCTTGAAGTTTTGTATCTCTTGGTTTAGGACAATCAATAAAAGTAGGATCTAATGTTTCAATTTCATATCCTTTTACATATGCTTTTCCTGGAGAAATTTTATATAATGCTAAATCGTCGGATGGAGTTCCACCTCCAGGTGTAAATTGTCCTGGTTGAAATATTCCTCTATTTCCAATATTGTTATTTAAAGAATCTAAAACCGTAATATCAAATGGTCTTACGTCATAATTACCACTTTCATCAAAAGTTCTTCTTGCAAGAGTATCAGTTAAATCCCATGCTCCAGCACCACCACCACCAACACCAATCAATCCAGCATTACTTCCTTTACCACCTCTATTACTTTTAGCAGCTCTTAATACACCGTCCGTTACTGTTCCTAATTCTACAAAACTTGTATCATCATAATCATCTATATCTTTTTTAAATAAACTTAAAGTAATTTTTAATCTATCTGCACCTGGCGCAGCATAATTATTATATCCCTGAGAATTATCATTCAGACTTTCATCAATATCAGCATTAATTATTTGCTCATCTACAAATAATCCGACCCTATAATTAGGAGTTGTTCCATATTGATCCAGAATAAGTGTTTCTTGTGCAACTCCTACAAACTGACCATGAACAAAATAGACACCATCTTGTATTTGGAAAGAAGAACCTGTTATAGCAGCTCCATCATTTGTAGTAATAGCAAAAGGTGCTCCAGCAGAAATTGTTGCATTACCTAATAATCCAGAAGAAATAATAGTATTGGATTTTAATTCTTCACCATCAAAAAATGTTTGAGTAGAATTATTTACTGTACTTGAATTTAAATAATTAACATAAAGAGTAAGTTGGCCACGTTCTGACTCTTCAGGCATCAAAATACTATCTACAACAGCACTCACACCAGATCTTTGTCCTGTAATTTTATTTCCAATCAATTGATCAGCATATGCAGATACAGGAACCCCTTGGAAATTATTTTGTATTTGAACTCCATAATAAAGTCTATTATATCCAGTATTACCAGGAATTACCTTCGCACCTTCTTTAAAGAAATGTTGACCAAATTTTTCAATCTGATTTTGTAATATAGATTGAAGAGTTGTTAATTCTCTTGCCTGAACAGGATATCCTGGTTTAAATAATACCCGATAAAAATCATCAGATGCATCATAATCATCAAAATATGGAGCTACATTTAAATTTGTCTGCTGTGGCATGATTTCTTAGAACTGCAATACTATTTTAATATCTTCTTTTTGGTTAACAGACCTAGTTATAGCTGGTCTATTATCAACAAAAACAATGTTACCACTATGTCTCTTAACTTCTGGATTAGAAATGCCGTCAGTGAAAGTTTGACCGAGATAATATGTGATATTATTTATTACAGTAGATATACCTGTAAAACCATTATCAATCTGTAATGTAGATCCAGTTGTAGGAACAATTTCCAAGTTTCCACCAGTTCCTGGTGATCCAGTAAACTTATTCAAATTATATCCATATGTAGGAGCAGTTTGGGCAGTTCCAACAGTATTAAATCCAGCAAGAGTTCTATCTTGCCAATATTTTAATACACCAGTTGTTTCATCATAATTTACTACTCTTCCTTGAGCAGTAGATCCAGCAGCAATTGTTTGAGTAAAATAACTATCTGCTGCAAATGTAGCAGAACTATAACCAGATCCTGCCAATCTTAAAGCATTAACAGCACTAGCTTTATCAGATGTTAAAAGAGCAGTAGAATCAAATTGTTGAGGATTTTCTACTAATCCAACTCTTGCAATTTGGTTGCCAGTAATAAAGTCTGGGTTTTCATTATCATTTTCAATACGTGAATATATAAGAACATTCATTGCTCCCAATTCTCTATAGATATCGGAACCATGACCACCTTGTGGTGGAATAATAACATCAAAAGTTGGTATGGTAGTTCCAGTAGGTACTCCACCTCCATCTAAATCTACACTACCATAGGTATATCCAGACCCTTGTTTGGAAACAACTATAGTATCAACCTGTTGGTCGTTAGTTGTAGTAATCGTACACTCTGCTCCTGATCCATCACCTTTAATAGGAACTCTTGTATACTCTGTACCACCAGAAGGACCAATAGTTTCACCTCTATTAGTAATAGTAATAATTTTAATTGACCCATCTACTGCATTATCTCTAACTGCTGCATCATCCACATTAGTTTCCCAATTCAAAGGAACTGGCATAAAATCGGTAGAATCAAATTTAATAATATCAGCAGGTTTAATTGTAAAAAGATATTTCCAAATATAATTATCACCACTACTTCCAGCAGATCTAGGCTCTAAATCAGTAAAAGTTGGTTCATCCAATGAAGGTCTTCCAGTAGGGTTATCTGGATCAGTACCATTTTGTAAGCAGATATAAACCCTATAATCAGTGTTTATAACATAATAAGTAGCGTTATATAAATTTGTAGCACCAGAAACAGGAGCAGTATTTGATCTACTATAATCTCCCCTATACATGTCATAAGTTGTACCAGATGACCAAGTTCTCTTAGTAACAACCTGTCTACAATCCCCTGCACTAATTTTCTTCAGGGCTACCATATTATCCCAATAATCATTCTCTTCACTAAAATTATCTTTAGGTGAAGGGGGATCAGTATTCCAATCAGTTTTAATATCAGTTGGATTGGGTAATCCAATAAAGGAATAATAAGCGTTAGTAGTTGATGTTACTCCCGCGACAAAATTCTTTGCATTCAACAATCTAATCTGATCGGTTATAATTGCAGCCATTGGACAGAGATTTTTTCTTTATTTATTAAGGATTAACTTGGGGGTGTATAATATTGCTTGGATTTGAGAGATCTAGATCTCCTTACCACTGGGGAAGTAGAAATACCACCTGTTCCACCTAATGTATAAGCTTCATAAGTATTTTCTTCAGATCTTGATGGTAGAAGGATCTTACCCCAACTATATGATCCAAAGTAGTTTCCAGTTTGAATACCAACTCCACTAAAGCTAGGCCACTGACCGTTCCAATCAAGATGTTCGGCAATTTTAACAAATACCCTACTCATATGAGTTGTGCCTATTCCTACACCATCAGAAGCAACACCAATAGGAGATTGAACTATCTCAAAGGTATTAACCTCATATACATTATTTACAAATTGTGTTCCAATACCAATAACAGCACCATCAGCAGCCAAAGATGCTATAGATGTACTAGAAGCACCAACATTAGAATCATTTACAATAAAGTAATCACCAGTGCTAATTCCAGAAATTGTAACTGCTGTTCCAGTAATGTTGGAATTTCTCAAATCAGAAGAAGCAGGAATATGTAAATCAAATACCAATTGATACCCAGTAGCAACTCCCACAGTTGTAGTACCAAATCCAACAATTATTCCAGAATCTCCACCATAACTACCTACTGTATTTTCTTCTTCAGACCATACAGGAGGACTAATTAAGACAGATGGTGGATTGGATGAAGTATATCCAGAACCAACTGCAGTAATTGCGATACCAGTAATAGTTCCAGCAGCACTAATTATAGGGGTTCCATATGCTCTAGTGGATGTTGTAACAACACCAGTAGTATTATCACCAATAGAAGTAGATCCAAAACTTACTATTGCAGTGCTATATCCAATACCACCAGTAGAAATAGCAACAGAAGTAATAGTTCCTAAACCAGAAACAATAGCAGTTCCTGCAGCACCAGATCTTACTTCTTGAGAAATAAACTTAACTTTCTTTTGGAAAAGGAAATCATTTGCTATAGGAGAAACATCATCAACTTCATCATATGGATCAAAGTAAGGTCTTGCATTTTCAACATAAATGACCGTTGATCCTATACCAACAGATTTGATAATTGGAGAATATGGATTAATTACAGGTTCATAAATCTCCCTATCCTTTCCTACACCTATTTGATTAATAATTTTATCTTCAGTCTGTCTAGTCCATTTAATAGGTCTATCTAGATTAGGATCTGCAGTATTTCCTGGTCCATAATATGGAGGAGTGGAAACACGATCAGTAGAATCTACACTGAGAGGAACTCTAATTGATTCAGTCAACCAGAAATCTTGAGATTCTAAATGACCTATTTCTAATTCATCTCCAGGTTTAACAGTTTCTAAAACTCTTCTTTCAACAACATCTTGAGAACCAGTTCCTTTATAGAAAAGAATTTGTATTTTATCACCAACTTTAGGTGCTTCTGTAAATGTGATGTTACTACCACCAGGGAAGGTATATCCACCACCAGGTACTTGAGGAACATCATTAACAAATACTAATAGAAGATCTTCTTCAACAATCTTAGATCCTTCTCTACCTCTAATAGTTATTGTTTCTCCATTAAGTTCTAATGGGAAATCTTTTCTAGTTCCAGTAATAAGTTTTTCTATATTGTCCAATGATTGTAATTCACCGATTGACCAAGCAGTAAATTCATCATAGAAACATGGATCAAGAGTAAGTTGAAACTCTTTATATGTCTTAGATGGATCGGTTGGAATGCCAGTGGGACCTCCAATAGGTAAAGTTAATATTTCATCATTACCATAACCACTACCTGTATTAGTAATAGTAAAGCTAATTACACTTGATCCTTGCCCAACAACGACATCAACAATACCGCCTGTTCCAACTCCAGCAGGACTAGAATCAGCATAAGTTAAAGCAATACCTGCATAAGGTAATGGAGCATCAACAATAACTTTAAGAGGTCTTCTAACAACACCACCTCTATTATAGAGATTGGTTTGTGTAGATATACCAGCATCAAAAGCAAAAGTGGTTGTATCTATAACACGAGTAACTGGAGTGCTATCAACAGGGAAATTAGTTGGTAACTTAATTAACTGAGCAGTACCACCAGATGTATATTGAAGTGCAGTACTACTTGTACCAACTTGAACAACAAAACTAGTTGTACTTGGTACAGAACTAATCCTAGAACCAGTGTAATATGGATCTGATGATCTTGGATATTGAATATTACTACTACCTTCAGTAACAGCTAATCCTGTTAAAATAATATCATCATTAGCAACAAAACCGTGAGCAGAAGAAGTGGTAACTGTTGCAATACCAGTTGCTTTAGTATAAACAAAATTACTTACCGTCTTTGGACCAACTGATAGACATGTAAATGCAATACCAGTTATATCTGCTTCTTCACCAACTGAGAACCCATGAGCACTAGATGTAGTAACAGTTGTCAATCCAGTAGCAGTGTCATATCCAACATTTGATATGAATAAAGGTATGTTAAAGACATATCCATTAGTAATAGCAATACCACTAATAAATCCACGTTCTGCAATAATAGCAGTACCAATTCCTATTACACTTGTGCCTGGTAATGTTGAAGTTTGAATAGCAACATTACATACAGTTTGAACACCTATTCTATAACCAGAACCTGTATTAGCAATACTTACAGACTCAATAGTTCCTGCTGTAGAAACAACTGCTGTTCCTCCTGCTGCCACTAATGGTTGATAACCAAATCCCTCAGTAGAAGCAACTGAAACAATAGCACCACCTAAAGGAAGTGTTCCTACATTAGGATCTGCAGAAACAGAACTACCTGTTCCTGTAAAGGTGATAGTAGTAATACCAGTAGTAGTTTGAGCTAAAGTATAATTGTTTAATGGACCAGGAGTTTGGAATACATCATTAACAAGAATAATTGCATTATCTGTTGTTAATCCTGCAACATTTCCAGCATCTGATTTAAGAGTAAAGTCTGCTTTTTGTCCAGTAAACTGATCAGAAAGACTATCAAACACATAGTTTCTATAATATGTTTCATTTGTAGTATCTGGAACACCAGATCTCATAAACATTCTTCCATCGAAACTAGATCCAGTAGAAATACCAACCCAATCTCTTTCATCAGGTCTATTTGTAGTAGTACTTAATGGAACATTACCACTTGGAGCAGCAACAAAGTTGATGGTATTATCAACAATATTATAATTACCAACTACTTTAGTAACTACAGTAGCAGTACTATATCCAGCAAGTGCTGTTCCCATCCAAGGTCTTCTCACTTGTATTCTATTCGTAAGACCTATACCAACACCATCTACTCTCATTATCTCATCACCAACCTTAACTAAATCACCACCAAAGATGGAAGTAATTCCTGCAAGATTAATAAACTCATCAGTAGTAACAACTTGTGAAGTTAAGTGAGAAGTAACTGCTGTTGCAACAATTGGGGACTGAATAACATTATCAATCGACACCATTAATTTTGCATTTTGATTAACAGCATTAAATCTATGGGATGTCCCTATACCTACACTAGTAATGTCTACGACCTCTGGAACGGTCTTCAATGCCTTCTCAGCAGTCTCTGCGATCTTAATTGAGTCATCATCTATCTTAACCGCATAGAAGGTTCCAGGCAGTTTATTAGTAGTTCCAACTCCAACAAATCCATTAGTAGTAGCAATACCAACTGCCATTGTCTTACCAGCACCAGCATGATTGTATAGAAGTTTTTCTCCAGTAACAAAGAAGTGGTTAGGTAGAATAATAACGTTATTAGTTACATCTACAATACGACTATCTTCACCAACAAATGATTTTTCAAAGATTGTATCTGTTCTATGCTTTAATTCAAATTGTCTCTTAACAGCACGGTCAGTTCCTTCATAATCACCAAAACCAGATTCTATTGCACCATTATCAAATTCAATTGTATCTTTAAGATCATCCTCAATTTTTAATACATTACTCCATACATTTGTTTGAACATCCATACTTGCATTAGGAGTAAACACAATGG